GTTGTTAAGTACTTGACCAGTTTCATCAATTGTTTGTACCCAAACATTTCCATTAGCAATATTATTGTCATCAACATCTAGAACCAAATTTGGCAATCCTTCAGTAATATCATAATCTTTAAATGTTAATGTTCCTTGCTTGAATCCAAAAAAGAATCCAGTGTTTGGACTACTAAATCCACCGTTATCATTACGATATAAAATATCCAATGCACCATATGGATCAGGTGTTTTTTCTTGTAAACGATTTAATGTTTCATTATAATACACACTGTGTATACCAAATGTTGATCTTGCACCTGCAATATTTCCGTTAAATGCATAATTTACTGGTGTATTAACGCTTTTGGTTCTGTATACTTCATTAGTAGTACCGTTGCGTGTAAACTTTGAATGTGGCGCACCAAATTGATTACTATTTTGAAAAATTGAATTCATAACTGTTAAAAAGTTCTGATACGCAGCTGGATCTGTAACGTCTTCAAATTGCAAATCAACATTAGCTAAACTGTTGCCGTCTACATCATAAATTATTTCTGTTGTTTTAATGCTGTCAATTTTTAAATAACCACGTGATACAACATTACGGGTTGGTGTGTATCCTAAAAATTCTGCAATGCGGAGTGCACTGTCTCTACGCTCTGCAGTACTTAAATAATTCTCACGTGAGTTTAGATCATTACGGAACGCCAAGTTATGACCTAAAAATGCCATCAGTTCTAGTAAACTTGTAAATTCGCTTGAGCTAATCCAGTCATTAAAGTTTTCTGGATAGTTGGTGTCAATGTATTCTACCATTGCATTTTTAATAGTGTCAAAATCATATGCTTGAAAGTCTGCTTGTGCAAAACTTTCATATACTACACTAAAATCTTCTGCCGCAAATAAACTGCTCTGTCTTGCGCCCTGTGCCATTATTCCGCCTCACTTGTATAAGTTAGATATAGTTCTTCTGCTGTGCCAGTATCATTATAAATTACACGTACTCGTATATCAAGCTGATGATCTACTGGTTTAGATAATTGCAGACTTACAAAGTTCCATCTTGGATCACTATTAATAATACGTTCAACATCTTCTTGTGCAAGTGTTTCTGTTCTTACGTCTAAAGGATCAAAAACTAAATCATGCAAAATAGACCCAAACGTTGGGTTCATTACTCTTTCGCCTTGTCGAGTATAGAAATGATTTAGCAGGTCACGCAAAGCTAAATCTTTGTCAGTGAGTACTGCATTTATTGTATTTCTGTTAATTGTGCTATATCCAACATATGTTACCATAATAATATTTATCGCAAAATTAACTACTACTTTTTAAATTTTAAAGGTAAAACGTATAATATCGCCTTCTTTTAACTCTTTTACTATAGTAACTACATTATTAACAATTGTAAAGTCAAAGTAGTGTTGAATTTGTACTCCATTTAATTCTACTTTAAGTTTTTCAACTGGTTCCATGCTAGGAGTTTGTGAAAGTGTAAAGACTTTTGAATCAGAAAATGTGAAGTTTTCTACAGTTATAGTTTTTTCATATTCTTTAGCAATACCACGCTTGATACCTTCCGGAGTTTTAGGCAAAAACTTTAATGTTTCAGCATAATATGCAAATCTTGCACGTGCAAGTTGTTCTACTGACAAGGTTCCTAGTTCATTTTTATCACGCATTTCAAAAATGCCAGTCTGTCTCATCCAACTTCTTGTTTTATATTTTCCATAGTCAGCAAGTTTAATAATACTAGCAGCACGAATACAAAATGGTGAATTGAAGTTACTTCTTTTAATAATACTTGCTACTATATCCCAGTCTTTGTTGGCAATATATTCTCTGATTTCGTAATTTTTCTCTGGTGCAGTAACAGTTAAAATATCACCGTTAATAATAAAATATAGTAACAGCCCATCAAACGTACATTGTGATATTTCTAATATACCAATTGCTTTTAACTGCTTGATAAAAATTCGCTGATTTCTTTGAAAATCAGAAATCCAAATATCATATGCTTCTTGTTCAGTAATACCACGACTAACTTCACTAACATCGTAAGCGTATGTATTATATCCACTGTAGCGTGACATGTTAAGTGTTACTAGTTCTAATGTTTCACTAGCACTAATATTGTCAATACCTATTAAGGTATCAACAGAGTTTTGGTCTTTAACAACAAAATCTGTCCAATCAGTAAGATACTTATTTTCTATCATACGTCTCTACTCCAGCGTTGGTTAAATTTATCATTTTGTTCAGGGCCAGCCCCAGAAGCGGCTACACCAGAACCAGAAGCGGCTACACCAGAACCAGAAACAGCCACACCAGAACCCGAAACAGCTACACCAGAACCCGAAACAGCTTGGCCTGTTTTTCGGCGTCTGCCCCCACGTCCATTTTGCGGACCAAATGTTAATGCTTCAGTATCTTCTTCTGGCACACTAAGTGTTGATCCCACATTAGAAACATCGTAATCTTTAGCTGTAGTTTGTGCACTAGCTGGTGCTTGTGCTGCGACCTGTGTATCTGCTTGTACAGTATGCCCACCCCAGGGCTCATGTTCTGGAACACGTGGGTTAATACTTTCTTTAACTGTTCTGTTTGCTGCTAAACTTCCACTTGTTGGGCCAACTGCGCCAAGTGCCGTTGGACCGTTCAAGTCTAATATACCATCTGTACTAATGCGTCCATAACCAGTTGCTTTTAACTGTAAGTTTAAATCAGTTGTAAAGCGTATGTCTTTGTTTGACTTAAATTGCATTGGGCCAGTTGCTGTCTCAGCTTGTATACCTGCTGCACCACGTGCTTTAATATTAAATGTATCAGCATCTAAGTTAATATCGCCTCCGGCATATAAATTAAAATCTTGTTCTGTGTGGTAGCTGATACTTCCTTGTGCATAAATGTCAACATTGCCATTAGAGTCCATTTGTATCCAACTACTACCATTTTGATTGTTAATATAAACAATGCCTTCAGTATCATTGAATAACATTTGTGCTCCACCAGCACTGCGTAATCTCATTAAGTTGCTTTGACCTTCTTTTCGTGACTGGTCAGGAACGTAGTTTTCGCCTTCTTTATATGCAACTGTGCCGTCATCCATAACAAAACTATGACCGCCTGGCGTTAAAAACCCTGCTACATTAGTTGGTGATTCACGACGTGATCCACTACTGCCAATACCACGTGCAGGATCTAAACCAAGACCCTGTGCTGCAACTGCATTTGCAACCGGATGTCTTGGTCGAATATTTTGATCTTGATCAGCACCTGGATCTATACTAGCCCCAATACCTTGTTCGCCTTCAATTTGGCTTGCAGGTAATCCTGGTACACTACTATTTCTTCCAGTTTGTGGTAGTACTCCTAATAAAAACCCAACAGAGTCGTTACCAGTAAACCCAACTAGTACTTCAGTACCCGGTCCTGGTGGAGGGAAACATGAACCATATGAAACAGTTGTGTCCCTTCCTGTAACAGTACCACCAAAAGGAGACACTGTTCTTACTTTTTGAAACTGATGCCTTTGCTCTCTAGTATCACGCTCCCCAAATGTTTGTTGTCCTACAAGTTCTACATATATGGCTTGGTCGTAATCACCAGACGCAACATCAACTACTTTTGCTAAAAATATGCCATTGGCCATCATAAACCCAGAGCGATCACCACTGTGATAAACTGCTGGTACACCCAATGAGTCTCTGTTACTACCTGTAAATTTATTTGCCTCTTTTGACATTATGATTCCTTAACTATTAACTATTATACATATTAACTAACCAAGCAGGCGGTGCATGGCCAGAAGTTTTACCACTGCCTCCCCAATATGGACCGGCATTTGGATCAGATGCTGCACTTGAAAATCCTGGCGTTCTTGCAATATCATAATGGAATGCAGTTCCGCTCATATAAAGTTCACTTCCTGATCCATACGCTGGGTTACCAATACCAACACTTGGAACAAGTCCTGCTGCACGTGTAGCTACAAGATATGCATTTGTGTAAGTTTGAATTATTGCAAGATCAGCTGGGTTTTCAACACTTAGCAATCTACCGTTGCTAAACAATTGAACATCTGCAGCACTGCCATTGTGTCTACCACTTGGGTTGCTACCGCCACTTCTAACCCCACTGGTCACAACTGCAGTTACTCCTGCTTCTGCTGCAGCAGATTGAAGTGCTGAAGTGAGTTGCGAATTGAGACCAGCAGTATCACCACCTACACTACCATTGTCGCCACCAGTTGAGCTTCCTGGTAAAACTTCTGAGTTATCAGTTGGTATTGGATCACCATTCACATCGTCTATTCCGTCACCATCACTGTCTATATAATTTTGTTGTAAGTTTCTTGCCCCTTGGTTTTGCACCCTACCAGACAACAATTGTTCTATCAACATAGGAACATTAGTGTTTACGTCTCTAAAACTTGTTAATGATTGCTTAAATTCACCATTTGTATACATTGATTGAACTGTTAAAACACGGAACAATGCAGTAATAGTAAAGTTTTCAAAGTTCTGGTTCATAAACCCATCTTCGCCTTCGTAAGTTGGGAAACGTACATGTAAGAAATAACCAATACCACCTTCACTGTAGTTTGCTTGATTTGAGTTAGTTACACTAGCACCTCTAGGCTTTCCTAACCAATAAGGATCTCCACGTATATCAATACGCTGTTCTACCATACTTTCAACAGCGTTTAAATTAAGCTCTAATGCACCTAACATTGCAGTTCCGACATTGTCAGTTAAATCTGCACCAGATGCTGCTAAACTATCACTTACACTTCTGTAATCAAAATTCATTGACTTTGCAATGCTATCTATATACGATGATCCTGCAAAAACATCAGACTGAGTAATATATTGTTTTGCACTTGGACTTAGTGAATTTTGTGTATTACGTGACAACTCTGCTAATTCTCTTGTTGCATCTTCAGCAGAGGTTGTTGTATCAAATTGCTGCCTTCTTAATTGTGCAATTGTAAATTCTGTGGCTTGTCTTTCTTGTTCTAAAGCATTTAGGGCATCAGGGGTAACTCCACGGTTCCTAAACAGTGCTTGGCGTTCTCTATCAATTTCTTCCAAACGTCTGTTAAGACTAGATATTTGCTCACGTACAGATTGGAATGAATTTTTAGCTCTAACAGCATTTTGCTCTGCAGTAGTCAAACCATCAAAATAACTTCCTTGTCCTTGAACTGCACCACCGTTAATTGGCTGTAATGAATAAAATGTATTATTGAATGTTAAGTCAAGATTTAAAACCTCGGTGTTTAACCCAGTGTATGTATAATCAAAACGTTTCTTTAAAAGACCGTTACGTAATATATTATCCATTCGCAATGTTTGTAATCTAGTGTCTGTGTTTAGTTCACTGAAACTAACTGGGTCATGGATGCCTTCTATTGTAATAAAAGGAGTTATATTATACACGATTTCTTTTTGATATTGTCTTGACAGTGCATCAAATTTTCTATACAGTACTTCTGTACTAAAACTAAACCATCTCATCATCTCGGCTAGTTTTGGTGCTTCTGCAGTTCCTGTGTCAGGATTTTCTTTTGCAAACTGGCCATTGTGTAAAGGTACTCTTTTGAAATTTCGAGTTTGTAATATTGCTGCAGCAATTGCTGCAGTCATACCTGTACCTGCTTTTAAGTTAAACGTCACTGTGCCGCCTGATGCTGTCACACTTATGTTTCTAGATTCATTTAGTTGTTCCCCAACAACACCATCAAACTCCCAACTTAGCCATTCTTCTGCATCACCTTGTGCGCCAAAAGTATATAAAGTTGGATAAAGTTTGCTAAGTGTTAGTGAGGTTTGTTTTACGGTTTCATCATTTACTTTTTGTTCAAAGTCTGTTAAAAAATCTCCAAAGTTAGAAGCAGTAACAGTTATGTCTGATCGTAAATGGTATTCCAATCTGTTGTATGCTTCTTGATGTGTTTCTACAAATGCAACTTGATAGGAGGTAGCACTATCCATGTGTTTGGTTTGAAAATTAGTAATTGTTGTCATATAATAATAAGGACCAACAATCTCATCTACTGGTGTGCCATCTTGGTGCCATCCACGGAAATTTAACTCCAGCAAATAACAGGCTTCAAGATGATTTTTTATGTCTAAATCTTGTGCAGCTAAAACAATTCGATTAAACAATGTAAATCCTTTTGCTTCTAGTAATGAAATGTCAAAAGTATTAGCTACACTGTTTCTATTATCACGTACAAATGTAAGTGTATTGGACTGTATTACAGTTTCAATACTAATTTCATTTTCAACACCGCTTTCGGCAATTGTTACATATGTGTTTCTAGCTAAGTTTTCTTCAAAGTCTTGTGCTGTTTGCGGATGCACCATGTGTATGGCCCAACTGTAGGTATAAGAGTCAAATTGATTTAAAACATTATCTTCATAAAAACTTTGGCCGCCGCCCCTGTTAAATCTTTCTTCTACATCTGTTAGCTCACGTGCTTCTTCTGGTGTTTCAACAGACGGAGTTTCTGGCTCTGGTGTAAAATCTTCACTAGGTATAACTTCATTTTCACCATTATCCCAGTTTAACATGTTTGTTTGGCGATCTGCACGCCACTGTGCAATACCCCAGGCTCCTAAATTACCACCCGCTGGATTAAATGCGTTTGGATCTAGATTCCTGCCGCTTTCTGCCATTAAGTTTCCAACAATCCCGGCAGCTTGGTTTGGTGTGTATCCTCGACTTACTAGGTAATTGTATGATGTAGCTACGTTAGGGCTAATAGAAGACAGTGTTCCGTTAGTTGCTGCCTCTCTAACTTCTGTTGCATTGTTTATTCTTCTGTTAAGTGCAGAACCGCCACTTCTTTCGTAACGCTGTTCAAATGCTATTGCAGCGTCACGTGAACTCATGTTTGGGTTTAGGTAATCATTAACGTTTCCGCCATTACCTGTTCCCATTTCATTAACGAGAAACCCAAGTTGTGCTTCAAGGGATGGTGCTCCGTCTTTAGTTTGAACCATTAACTAACTCCAGTAGCTATTTTCTTGCTAGGGACATTAATAATAGTTCCTGCAACAAAATCATTTATTGGATCCTTTAAAATGTCTCTGTTATAGTGTACAAATATCCACCAATATCTGGCATTGCCGTACATATCAAATGCTAATAGGTCAGGACGTCTATTATACCTGTTGCCTACTCGAATTTTTTTAGTTTCTTGACTTAAATTGTCTATTGTAATTTTAGGAGAATAAACATCTAAGTATTTTCTATTCATTTTTGTTGCTGAATAATTACTAGAGTCTTTATAGGCTGTCATTAAATAAATCCTCCCTGATATAAATTACCATTTACAAAAGCAGTTTTACTAAATTGTTGTTTTTGTTTTGCAGGATTTACAGTTACTAGCAGATCTAATGCAACGGTTTGTACTGCTGGTAGTGCAGCACCTTCATGCTCAACTAAATCAGTGTCACTTTGATAGGGTATACTAACATTTCCAACAACAACTGGTACTTGGTTAAATTGTGTTTCTCCGAATGCGCTGAAA